GAGCAATTGATAAACTAACAGGCAACTACAGTCAGATCGACAAGTTCGTCCGTCGAAACGCTGAAACACCTGGTCTACAGCAACCTACAGCACCATCACTACGTGACGCAGCCGCAGCACAGCTACAGGCCGACGAAGACGCAAAGCAGCGTGAAGAGGCATTACGCACTGCACGTGAGGCAGAACAGCGTCAGTTGAACCTACAGCTGGCACAACAAGACGCCCCCGCAACCCCAGGCAGTCCACAGTTCACTATGGAAGATGCCACGGGTCTGTCACGTGATGGTGTCGCTCGTATCTTGCGTGTTCTAAAAGGACGTAATGACAACCCTGCGCTAACACGTGCAATTCAAGAGTATGAGCAGAGTGTTGCCACAGGTGGTCGCATTGAGGACCTAAGCCCACTGATCCGTGCGGTACGTCAGTTCCAACAAGATAACCCAGAGTACGTGCCAATGGTTCGCCCACCGAACTCATTGAGCAACCCGATGCTGGCAAACCCAGCCGCACCTGGTCAGCCGCCAGCTGTTGGTACGACTGAACCTAACCCAGTGCAAGCACAGACGTTTGGCCCACAGTTCACAACTCAAGAGAACTACAACCGTGGCATCGAGGCTAACAAGGCGATGAACGCTGAGTTGGTTGAGGGTGTCACTACAGATCCAGAGTTGAACCGCGTACAGAAGGGACGTCTGATTACGTCTCTGGATGTCCTAGCAAATAACCTAGGTTCAGACCCAGTAGCAGCCGCACAGGAACAAGTGCAGAAGCTGGAAGAGGCTGGTGTACCAGCTGAGGCAGTCGAGAAGTATATACAACCGTATGTGGACCGTGTGGCGCGTCAACAGGCGGCACGTGATGTAGGCCCACGTATGGCTATGGCACCACAGGAAGATGCCCCAGCAAACGCAGACCTATGGTCAGTGCCACCCCAGGCGTTCAACTCAGCTGACACGTCGATCAACAGTGGTAAACTACCAGCTGGCTTTACTGAGCTAAAGAAACAGGGCGTGTTTGAAGAAGGTCAGACCGTTGTCGACATCGGCGGTGGTCGTTTTGATAACGCTGTCGAAGACCTGGCAAAGCAGGGCGTGACACTGAAAGTATACGACCCGTTCAACCGTTCAGCGATGCACAACGAGACTGTCGTGTCCGAAATTGCAAACGGTGGTGCTGATGCCGCTGTGTCAAACAACGTGCTAAACGTGATTCAAGAGCCTGAGAACATCAACCGTGTTGTACGCCAGGCACACAACGCTATCCCTGATGGCGGCAAGGCATACTTTACTGTCTACGAAGGTAAAGGCGACGGTGTTGGTACTGAGACATCAAAAGGCTGGCAGCGTAACGAGAAGACACAAGACTACGTTGCACGTATCGAGGAAGTCTTTGGACCAGGTAACGTCACCCGTAAAGGCAAAGTCATTACTGCAACCAAAGCTACTAGTGCGTCACCAATTGCATCCGCAATTCAAACTGCACCAGGGCAATCATACGTCAACCCGCTACAGGTCCCAGATAATGAGATTGATGCAACACGCCTAAATGATTCACCAAGCGAAGCAGACATCCAGAAGATGCGTGAGGGCACATACAAGCCAAAGACAAAACGTAATCTGGTCGAAGCAGCTGACTACATGTACCAGAAGTGGAAAGCAGCCACAGGACGTGACGAACCGTTTGAGTACACACCTGAGAACGTCGACATCATCTCCACCTACATGGCGACAGAAGCTGTCAACGCTCTACAGAGTGATGCTAACGCCATCGGATGGTATGACCGAAAGTTGAAAGCCGCGAAGCGCGTGGTGTCTCTTGTGGACCCACGTGTGACGCAATCCGCAGATGCAGAGGCTGCATTTGACTTTGCTCTAGCAGTTACTTCTAATGGTCAGGCCGTTGCCGATAACTTTGCGTATGCGCATGAGGTGTTTGGTTACTTCATGGATAATGGTGTGATGCCTACGACTACCTGGAAGAAGGGTGGTGAGCGCAATGCATCTATGGTCGAGGCATTCGACTTCTTTAATGCTTACCAGGCGTCAGGCACTAACATGCCTATCCAAGACTTCCTAGACAGCGACTTCACTGTAAATGAACTCAATATGTACATTGCACGTTTTAACGAGCAGTATGGTACAGAGATCAAAGTACCTTCGTCTGAAGGTGCAAACGCTGAGGTCAAAGGCTCCTACGTCATCGGCCCGAAGATTGGTCAGGGCTTCTACCAAAACATCCGTGGCAACTATGATCCACTAACGATGGACATCTGGTGGATGCGCATGTGGAACCGCTTGGTCGGTCGTCCGTTTGTAGCAGACCCAGATCTCGACAAAGGTCGTGTTAACGTCAGGGATGCTATGAAAGGCGCGGGTAAACTTGAACAGAAGATGATCAATCAGACGCTGAAAGAAATGGGCGTCGGTAAACGTGAGATCAACAAAGACTCTGCACTGTTCGACGACTTTGTTACTAACGTAGAGAAGAAGTATCAGAAGTTCTACAAGCAGTATAAGATCGATAACGGTGTTAACCATAACAAGCCTAACTTCTTCAAGAAGACTGGCACACACGTCAAGAACCTGAAGCCACAGCTACAGGCACAACCTAAAGGGCCAAATGAACGCGCGTACATGCGTGAGGTCACAAAGGCCGCAATTGCTAAACTAGCTGATCTTGGCTATGATATCGAAACAGCTGATTTCCAGGCACTTATGTGGTACCCTGAGAAGCAACTGTTCAGACATTTAGGTGTTGCCCCTGGAAGAGGCGCAGATAATGACTATCTAGATGCTGCAATCATGCTTGCGGAAAGCGAAGGAATAACAAATGACCAAATCCAAGAAGCACTCCCCGATGCAGACGGAGACGGAGCCGTCAATAATCAGTCAGGTGCCCAAGGAGTCAATGAAAGACTTTATCGAGGGCCTAGTGGCGATGGCGAAGGCCAAACGCGAGCAGCAATTGCCCCAGTCACAGATGGAGTCGCAGGGATCCTCGCGTCCAGGCTTGCGGGTGGACCCACCCAACGGTCTTCTGTCCCAAGTACCCAAGAGGTAAAGCAAGCAGCTGAACCTGTCCGTGCAATCATCGAGGTTGGTAAGAAGGGCAGCAAGTACGAAGACGGGATCAAAGACATCAACCAGGTACGTGAGTTGGCAGATGCTATAAACGTAGCCCTGAAGATGTATAGCGATCAGCGTAAAATGCGCTTTGATGCTAATGCTCCAAACTCTACAGATGCTATGGGTCTCTATGAAGCTGGTAATGCCTATGCATTGGATCCACAGGCGGCTGGCTCAGAGTTTCAATCTTACATCACTGCACTTCATGAAGTAGCGCACGGTCTAAACGATCAGCGTTACAACCCAGCCTTGTTGAGTAGTTTTGATGAGGATGTACAACAAGAGTTGATGGGTAAATTAGCTGGTTACCCTGGACCAATGACAAACAAACTTACAGGACGGAAAGAATATATCCGACGCGGTTCGTTTGATGAGTTCATCGGCGCGATGTTGTCTGGTGGAAGTAAGGTTCCTAAAGATTTACAAAAGATGGTTTTGAAGGAAATGAAAGATCTTCAGGACCAAGGTCAGTACCGTGATGGAACTGATGTCAGATACAAAGGCGGTACTAAACGCACATTGGCACAACGCAAGTCTACCCCTTACTACAAATACATCAGAAGCACACCTGAAATGGCAGTTGATCCTGTCATCTACTACTTGCACGATCCGAAAGGCATGAAGAAGAATTACCCAGCGACAGCTGAGATGATTAAATCTTTCTTTAGCAAAAGCCCAAAGATCCAGTTCTACAGTCACCCACTTGCAATGGCGTTTGCCGTCGCATTGGCGATACTGATGAAAGCAGAACAGGAAGACGAGCAAGAGAAGCAAATGCCACCAGGCGCATTGAACCAACCAATGATGCCTGGAGCACTGTCTGCATAAGACCCCCAAGGAGAGCGAAATGTTAAAGACTGCATTGGACCTGGTTCCAATCCTAGAGGCTATTGATGTCGTCAAGTCATCAAAGCTCCTAACCAAAGCACAACAGGACACTGTGTTGCGTGAGGTTGCATCAGCGATCCCAGCACCAGTGTTCTGCAAACAATGTCCAGAGACACTGTCTATCATAAACAAACTAGTGGAGACGACAGATGGGTCACCCGCCAAAAGAACCTCGAAAGAAGAAACCAGCAAAGCCAAAGTTAATGCCAGGTCGAGCCAGACCAGCACACAAGAACCCTCTGGCACTGCAACATCAGACACCCGAGGGACGGGCAAAGTTCCGCGAAATGCTAAAGAACCGAAAGAACAAGGGGGGAAGACCCCTCGGAGTTCCCGACGGTCACAGTAAGGAAACCATCAAGCCAGTCGTCGACCAGGCAAAAGAGGACGCCAAAAGGGCGGTAAGTATCATGAAGAAAGAGTATGACATCGAAGACCCACGCGCTGAGGAAGCACTCGAAACCGCAGTGGAGATCATGCGTACACCAGTACACAACCGTGATCGTCTTCAAGCAGCCAAGTTGATCCTGGACTTCACCAAGGTCAAACCTGTCGCCAAGTCTGAGATCACTGTCGGTAAAGCTGAGGAGTTCCTAAGCTCACTGCTAGATACCAATGACGGTGACGACCAAGACTAAGCCGACGATGGCTACTAAGGAGCAGCTGGCTGAGGTCCGTAAGCGACTGTATACTGACTTTAGCTTCTACGCGAAGGGTGCACTAAAGATCCGCACTAAGTCAGGTGACATTGCGCCCCTCAAATTGAAACCAGCCCAGAAGATCCTCAACGACGCTGTCACTAAGCAAATGGAGACAGAAGGCAAAGTCCGAGTGATCATTCTGAAGGCGCGTCAGCAAGGTCTATCGACCTACGTTGGCGGCTACCTGTACTTCAGTGTCTCCCAGCGCAAAGCTGCGAAAGCCCTAGTGATTACCCACCACAGTGACTCAACACGCGCCCTGTTCGATATGACCAAGCGTTACCATGAGAACTGCCCTGAGATCCTGAAGCCACACACAAAGTATTCATCCCGCCGAGAGTTGTCTTTTGACGTTCTAGATAGTTCCTATGTCGTTGCGACAGCTGGCGGTGAAGCTATTGGTCGGGGTGAGACCCTGACCCACGTTCATGCGTCGGAGCTTGCGTTCTGGTCCAAGACCACCGCTGCCGACAACTGGAACTCGCTGACCCAAGCTGTCCCCAATACTAAAGGCACCGCTATATTTGTCGAGAGTACAGCCAATGGTGTCAGCGGGATCTTCTATGATCTCTGGAAGGGTGCTGTCGAGGGAACCAACGGCTACGTGCCTGTGTTCATCCCTTGGTTTGCTGACCCAGAGTATCGTGAGACGGTCCCAGAGAACTTCGAGCAAACCCCAGACGAGGAAGAGCTTGCGTCTAAGTATGACCTCGATGACGAGCAGCTGATGTTTCGTCGTCGTAAGGTCGCACAGAACGGTCTCGACCTGTTCAAACAAGAGTACCCCTCAGAGCCTGAAGAAGCCTTCCTAACGACAGGTAGACCCGTGTTTAATCCAGAGCAGCTACAAGAGGCTATAGGTACTACACAGGACGTACAGGAGCGCCTGGCCTTAGAGGGCGATGAGTGGCTCCATAACGTCCGAGGTGAGCTTACAATTTACAGGCGTCACAACCCTGGGGAGCAATATGTCATTGGTGCTGACGTAGCGATGGGCGTCCGTGGTGGTGACTATAGTGTTGCCCAAGTTCTAGACAGCAAGAAGCGTCAGGTCGCAACCTGGCGTGGACATGTGCACCCAGATTACTATGCAAATGTCTTGTTTCACTTAGGTCAATTCTTCAACACGGCATTTATTATTGTCGAGAACAACGGTCACGGTCTTTTAACTTGCACTAGGTTAGCCAAAGACATGGCATACCCAAACTTCTTTACTGAGGTTCAAGTGGACAAACTAACGGATAAAGAGACCATAAAATTAGGCTTTAACACCACAGCTAAAACTAAGCCTTTAATCATCGACGAACTAAGAGCGTCTGCCCGTAAAAACGAGATAGAACTCAATGACAAAACTACGATCCGCGAAATGCTAACTTACGTCGTGACTGAAAGTGGGTCTATGGAGGCTGAACCAGGGTGCTACGATGATTGTGTCATGTCCCTAGCTTTAGCCAACCACGTGCATGAGGGCGCTTGGGAACCAATAGAAAGCGCAGATGACTATTACATTGAAATGGTATGATCAATATGGATAAAAATAACTACAATAAGATCGATGATGATAAACTCGTCGCTATCTTAGATGACAACATCCGTAGATCTATCGGGTATTATGATTCACAGATAAGTCGTGAAAGAAAGCGGGTAGTAGATTTTTACAATGCAACACTCCCCCGCCCAGCACACGATGGTAATTCTAAATATGTCTCTATGGATGTTTACGACACCGTAGAAAGTATGAAGGCTGCACTGCTAGAAACATTTAGCACGGGCTATAAGACGGTACGTTTTGCTGCGCAGACTGGTGAGGACGTGCGCATCGCTGAGATCGCTACAGCCTACTGTGACTACGTGGCGAACCGCCAGAACAACCTATTCGAGGTCATGCAGTCTGTCATCCACGACGGCCTGATTGCTCGTGCTGGTCTTTGTAAGGTTTACTGGGATGAGCGCGAGGAAAGCTACCTAGAGACAATTCAGGATTTGACTGAAGAAGAGTTTGATCAGGTTGTTGCTCAGGATAACGTCGAGATTGAAGACGTTGAACAAGATGAACTGGGCCTATACTCAGGTGATCTCCGTATTTACCAGGACGTTAGTCAGGTAGCTATTGAAGCCATTGCTCCTGAAGAGTTTATTATCGAACCACAATGTCGCTCATTAGAGATGGCAGCATTCACTGGGCATCGAACCACCAAGACAATTTCTGAGCTACGCGAGGCTGGTTATGATGAGAAACTTATATCTAAAATTGGAGATCACGAAGACGTCGAAATGGAAACCGATCCAGAAGTCCTGGCACGTCATGAAGAGATTGGGCAAGACCGAGGTTTCAACGCTAAGGGTTTCCAAGATCAAGTTAGAAGTATCACTGTTTATGAGCTTTACATTGACATCGATATTGATGGTACTGGGGTCGCTGAAACCTACAAGGTGATTAAAGCTGGTAATGTTATTTTAGACAAAGAAAAGTGCCGCTACAAACCATTCATCCCATTTGTTCCAATTCCAATCCCACATGCCTTCTTTGGTTCAAACTTTGCGTCTAAAGTTGTACCAATTCAAACCGCCCGAACAGTTTTAACACGCTCGATTTTAGATCATGCCATGATCACAAATAACCCACGCTACACAGTGGTCAAAGGTGGTCTAACCAACCCACGCGAGTTGATCGACAATCGCGTCGGGGGCATTGTCAATGTTTCTAGACCAGACGCAATCAACCCAATGCCTCAGGCACCTCTCAATCCATTCATATTCCAGACGATACAGATGTTGGACGAAGACAAAGAGGACACAACTGGCGTCTCTCGTCTATCTCAAGGTCTTAACAAGGATGCAATCAGTAAGCAGAACTCAGCAGCGATGGTTGAGCAACTGGCGACTATGTCCCAGCAGCGTCAAAAGATTATTGCGCGAAACTTTGCAAATGGCTTTCTAAAGCCCCTGTATCAAATGATTTACCAGTTAGTGGTTGAAAATGAAATACAAGCTAAGATTGTTGAGATAGCTGGTGACTACGTTGAAGTTAGCCCAAGTGCGTGGGGCGCCAAGCGTGATGTCACGGTAGAGCTACACCTAGGATACGGTGAGCAAGAGCAAGAAGCTCAGAAGTTTCTAGCACTTCACAGTTTGATGTCTCAGGACCCAACTCTGGCATCAATGTACATGCCAGAAAACCAATACAAGCTAATGTCGCACGTCATGGAATATAATGGCATCAAGAATGTCAAAGACTACCTGACGCCGCCAACAGAACTGCCAGAGCAGAAACCAGATCCTGCACAAGAAATGGCAATGCAGATGCAACAAAAGCAGATGGAATTGCAAGAGCGTCAAACTCAGGTTGCAGAAATGAAAGCTCAAATAGATGCCCAGGTTGCACAGATGAAACTACAGCTAGAGCAAATGAAGGCACAGCAGGGCTTTGCAATCCAGTCAGACAATATGGATCTGAAAGAGGCACAACTGGAACACAAGCAGTTTGTCGACAAAGCCGAACTAGAGATTGCGAGAACCGCAGACGACGTCCGCGCAATCGCTTCACCAACTGGGTAGACCTTAGCGTCTCCCAGGCCCCCAACCAAAAGAGAGCAGCATGACTGAACAAGAACTCATTCAGCACGGTGAGGATGCAGAGTTATTACTCAAGTCCCCAGCGTTTAACAATGTGGTCAACAAGCTAGTGGAACAGACGTTCCAGAACTTTGTGAACTCGAAACCAGAAGAGAACAAAGAACGCTCGATCACTTATTACCACTATCGCGCCCTAGTCGACGTGGTGAACACACTAAAGCAGCAAGTCGCCGTGCGTGACGAGGTGCTGACAAAGCGCGACACAAGCGAAGAGGAAGCATAGGACCATGAACAACGTCCAAGCAGAAGCTACTCAATCCCGAGGATTAGACGATATGTTTGATGCCTCTGAAGCCATTCTAGATCGTTGGTCAGACGGTGAGAACCTATCTGAAGAGAACGAAGAGCTAGAGGCGACTGACGACTCACTTGTCGACGAGACAGACGAAGAGATGTCAGATACACTAGATGATGATGAAGACCTTGAGGAAGTAGAAGGTACTGAAGAGGACCCTGAAAGTGATGATCTTGAAGACGCAGATCAAACAGAGACAGATGAAGAAGATGATGAAACGGAAGTTGAGTTGTCTGATGATACTCTGGTTGAGATACAAGTCGATGGAAAAGCAAAACAGGCATCCTTAAAAGATCTTAAACGCCTATATGGTCAAGAAGCATCATTGACCCGTAAGTCTCAAGAAACAGCTGCCAAACGTAAAGAAGCAGAAGATGCTTTGGCTAAGGCAGACATCAGCTATCGAAAGCTACTGGAACGTGCTGAAGCGCGTATGAAGCCATATGCCGAGGTAGACATGCTGGTCGCAAGTCGACAGATGTCCACTGAGGA